GCTAGGTACCCCTGATACTTACTGTTTGTCTTGTTTAGGTTACCCTGATCGAATGCCCGTGCAATTTTATCACTGTGATCGTAGAGATCCTTTAATATGAGCTCCTCGGTCTCCCACGCCTGCTTTTCTATGAGGACACGCTTGTACATACACTCAGGGTCATAAAAATTACGGTACTCTTTGCTCGGGTCGAAACCGTAGTCCTCGATGATATCCTGATCACCACCGTTTACTACCCTGAACCACCACTCTCTGTTTTTTGCCCTGATTATGATACCGTCATAGTATCCACCAGGAGAGTCAGCGTCATATACCTTATCAAAGCTCAAGTAAAAATATCTATGGAACCCGAGATCATCTTTCTCCAAATTATCATAGATAGGTTTTGGAGTAGTAGGAAACCCTGGTAGAGGTACAGGAGGTAATACACCTACCTGGGTAAAATCAAAACGTAGTGAATCCATCACGTCATCTACATTACGCTTATCTTTAAACGTGAGCTTACTCATATCTACCTGACCACTAGGTAGATCCTCCCACCCAGACTCAGAATCTTTCATGACCTGTATCTTGAAATTAGCCGGTGGAGGTGGCAGATCAGGTATAAAAGGAAACAGCAGCTTCAACAAAGCCGCCAGCATAGGCTTCTTGATACGACGGGTGTTCGTGATATGACCGTCTATCTCTTCTCCTATAGCAGATGCCCCCAGGCTCCCATAATCATCCGCCATGGGGAAAGACTCTTTCTCCTGCCTCTGTACCGATATTTTGAAACCATCGGGCGGGAGACTGTCCAACAACTCTTCAAAAGTTATCACGTCATCTGCCTGACCCTCATACATGTACTTTTTGAGTACGGACACCATCTTAGTATGATCATGGAATGGCCTGTCATCTCTCACCAGATGTATATCAAAAGTCTTGATACCTTTACGGCGCTTGTTCCTGCCACTTTTCTTTTTCTTCTTAACGAAAGGTTTTGTGAGTACCAGGTACTCGTAGTCTTTACCAGCCGGGGCCACTATCTCAGCTATCTCGTAGTAGTCCTTGAACTTGTGGACGCGTATCTTATCTCCTACCTCTATCCTCTTCAAAAATGTATACGTACCACTCCTGAACACCCTATCCTCTAAAGGTACGTCTACCACATAGGACCCCACTCCCGTCTGAGACACGTTATCCCACACAGAGAAATCCAGATCCCTTAACCAGTACGGGTGCTCCGACTTTACTATTCCTACCGTCTCTATTGCATTAGTAGTTCTGTTAGTGCGAATGACATTACAACAGTACACCTCATTGTAGGACGTGTACTCAGGACCAAACCGATCGTAGTACTTTGGAGCGGTATCCTCATATCCCACAGGGAAAAATTTAGAGAAACCATTCTTGATCTGATCCAGATCATTTTCAGACGTCAGAGTGTAGTCCTCTGTCTCCACGAACTCATCATCCAACGTATAGTTATTGTCGTCATCCAGCCCTAGAGCATTACTGTGCCCAAATTTGAACCCTACCGTCAACTGCAACTCAGCAGAGAAATCACGCAGACGACGCTTGTACCACTGATAAAACCTGAGATATAACTGTATCTTGATCTGCTCATCCCTCAGCAAATAATAGAGGTCTGCAGATCCACCCTGCCAGTTCGGGGTGGCATTACTGTCTGCCCCGTTATCACTACTCTGCCCACCGCTGCCCAGCTGGTCCAAAATCTCACCGATCTGAGGCTTCACCACGATCTCAGAAAACTTTCTCTCTGTGAGCTTCTGCAGATAGAACTGGTCTATGTTCAGGTAATCCATGTAGACATCTACCCTGGACCCCATAGGCAAATCGGTGAAATACCGGCACGAACACGTGATAGCAGACCCCTCGTACTCCTCCAGACTCCACAGACCCATATAACTCATCCGGAAACGGTCCAGAGGCACTATAGGCTCCGTGAGTACAATCGACCCCGTCTCTATCTCATAATCTGTCTCTGGTACCAGGCGACGCTCATTCAAAGGACCCAGAGCATACCAATGGTGTCCATCTACTGTACCCATGACCTTTGTAGGAGTCTCTACAGCGTCCTCTGACATAGATACCACATGAGTACTGCTCCACAGCCCCGCGTCGAATAGTTCAGTGTTTAGAAGGGTACAGGAGAACGGGTGTAGGGTAGCCGACACCAAAGACGATACCGCGGGTATAGCTCGAGTAGCGAGATCGGACAGACTCTGAGTACTCAAGTAGGCTATTCGAGTCTCTTTAGAGACATCTCTACCTGCCTGATAGGCCTCTATGGTCTCTTTCAGGATGATCTCGGTAGGAAGTACCGATACCTCGGCTCTACCTACGTGTCCTGTGGGGGTGGTGTACTGTACCGAGAATGAGGACACAGCTATCTGTAGGTCACGTGATAGGGACACGAACTCACCGTCTGTAGTCTTTATCTTGTAGTTATCGAAATTGTCTACCTGGAGCTCTGGTAGATACCTGTCAGGGATCGTGACCGTGAATGGCTTGAAATCAGCCACATAAGACGGTGCGTCCTGTATAGCCGCCGCGAGCTCTGGGATGCTATTGTAGTTTTTGTACTCATACCTAAAGGACTTTATGTCGAAATTATCGATAGTCTCCCGTATGAGTATCCTGTCAGACTGCACTCGAATTTCTGCCGTACCCACATGGCCCACAGGAGATGTATACTGTATCGACATGTACGGCTGAGGACCTATGTCATCCAGGTAAATGGGTATCGAGCTCTGTCTCACATATCCGTTGTAGGTCTCCAGTTTCACACTATTATTCAGGTCAGGTATGACCTTCACTGTGTAGCTATTGGATCCTACAGTCAACTCTGATACCTGGTAGATATAGGCATCAGCGATCTTGAGCATAGTACTCTTCCTCAGATTACCCTGAGGTAGCCCTCTAAACGTCAGCTCAGATCGAGTGAGGTCCACGCTCGTTAGAGTATCGTCTATGATCTCCCAGGACACTGAGTCGTACTTGTAGGCAGTAGGGTTGAGCAGATTCTGCCTGAATGTATCCGTCAGATTCACTTTAGTGTTCTGTGTACCTGGAGTGACTTTATCTGCCACCAGCTCCGCACCAGACACTTCAAAGAAATAGAGTTTGCCATCTAACGTATTCCGAAACGCCAGCAGATTACCTCTCACAAAAAATGGCCTACGATCGGTATTCTTAATCAGAAACGAGTTCTCTGTCACGTAGGCCTGCAGGAGAGACCACTTGAATAGCTCCGGTATAATTTTAAACGTGTACGGGAGCGTGAGTGGCGTGTCATCCTCAAACGGTATGATCAAGTCTGTACTCCACGGACCTGGAGACAGATAGTACTCTTCTTCTATGGACCCTGCCGGGAATATCGTAAATGGATTGTAGTCGGGTACTTTCACCCAGGGTAAATTCTTGTTGAATGTAGATGCAGTCCCCTGGATAGCTTTTGCGAGATCATACAGAGTAGCATAGTCAGCGATAGGATAGATGTACGATTCCGGGTTCTTTATACCGCGGATAGCCTCTATGATGAGCACTTTTTCAGTATCTACCAGGATACTCGCACTACCCTCAAACCCTGCCGGAGCCTGATAACTTAGAGTGAACGCAGGCTGCGTAGGGTCCGTCATGATAAAGTATTTGGCAGATAGATTCTCGTCTCCGGTATTGTGCACAGGCAGACTCGAGTACTGTATACTACCTGAGATCATCTCCTGTAGAGCAGGGAAGATAGTCAGAGTAGACTGTAGACCCACCCTATCCACTGCCATCACCGTGTACACCTGCTCGTCGTTTATGAGCAGTAGACTGTTTTTCTTTATGTCATTCTTGATATGGAGGGGGTTCCCTGTCAGTACGATAGTCTCTGACATCACGGGCGTAGCTGTATCTATCTCCGTACCAGACGGTAGCCCCAGCCAATCGATACCGTCATCGAACAGATAGAACGTAGGATTGATGATAGTCTCCGGGAAAATACCCCAGAGTTTCACAGTAGTAGTACCATGCTCGTAGGTGACTGACTGTATCTTATAGTAGAGCGTATGCTCCGGGTCAAAGTTATCGATACGGAGTATCATACCAGATTTGAGTACATCTGTCCTGTCGAATCCCTCTATCAGGAAATAATCATCGCCCGTGTTGAATATCGAGTTGATTATGATAGCCGGTGTGTACGGTAGGCGCTCTGACTCAAAACTATAGGTAGCTACGATTAGCTCATCCAAATCGGGACGACTATCACTCAAGCTCTGGTCGAGCACCAACTGGCGGGGTACTTCTTTCACGTCATAGTAGGCATATCCTCTTACGTCATAGGATACCGTACCAGACTCGTTCTTGACCCACAACAGGCTGTCTGGGAGCACAGTCCCTGAAAACGTATAGTTGGAATCTGTGACATCCTCTTTGAATGTGACTTTAGCAGGCACAGACACCATAGGGTTATTCAGCTGGAACGTCAAAGCACCTGGAGTCACTACCTTTATGACATCATTGATTATTGTCATCCTGTATTTCAGACTATCACCGGGGACAGTCTGGAGAACGACGTTCACCTGAGCCATTGGAGTATAGCTGGCTTCCAGTGACAGTATCTCCTGACCTTCTATTAGATCTATAGAGCTGATACGGCCTGTGATATAAGAGAACGAAAAATCCTGATTCTCTATCAGGACTTTAGTCTTGGTAACTTCTTTGCTATCCTCAGTGACCCTGTACTTTTCAGTTATGGTCACAGACCCTGTGATTACAGGATACTTGTTGACTCTCATATCATTGAGAGCCACAGGCTCAGCCTCTACGTCCTCACCCTCCACGTAGTAGGACACCAGTACTGACTCTGTTTCTTTTAGCGGGGACTCGAGTCTGAAAGCTCCAGATTCCGGGTCTATGACGTAGTCGATATCCCTGATCAGGTTGTTCTGATCAGTATCCTCATAGTACACCATGCCAATAGTACCTGCGATACCTGATATAGGAGGTATGACCAGGCTGTCCATGTTCTGGACACCTGTATACCCTACACCCTTTATCACACTCATACCATCCCATATGAGTTTTTTCACGTATGTGATAGAATCGATCAGAGGCTCTGAGTTTTCATGCTTCACGAACCGTACGATACCAGCGTCATAATCCGGTACATACTCTACATTTACCTTACGCTTTTCACCGCCTGCTTTCATCTCAAAAGAGTCTGATGGTATGATATTACCTATGGGCCGCAGTAGGTTGGCATTGTTTTGTACGGACTTTTTGACCAGGGATACGTTACCCTCAAAAGTAGCGTCTATCGCAGGTACCTGGACTTCGTCTGTCAGTTTATCCAGGAACTTTATATAAGCACCTTCACGTTCCTCATAAGGAGGGCGGGGCGTTCTGTACTCAGGACTCTGAGTGTAGTTTACGGCGTAGTCTTCGAGCTCTACCTTTTGCTCCAGCACTTCCCCAGGCTTTGCTATGTAGACCTTCAAACTCTCGTGAGGGTAGGGTAGAGGACTCAGGCTCACATCACTGACCGGTGTAGTGTTATTATCTACGACCGTTTTGTAGACACTGCCTACAGTGAGTATGTCAGGTTTAGAACGCTTCACTCCAGTTTGAAACTGGATGCTCATCCCGGTATCAAAAGGTATGAGAGATCTAGTAGCTACCGTGGGTGCTGGTAACTGCATCCCAGTCGCACCCCATACGGTATTGGTATTGTCGTAGAAAATAATACCAGCAGGTTCTAGGCTTTTTACAGTCTCATAGGTAGCACTGTCCAGTTTCACTTTTCTTACGGTAGTGACACCAGTCTGCTGATCCGGGTCTGTAGGAGCTTTCTTTACGAACTTCTCCTGTAGGTACAGATCAGTACCCTGCATACCAGTCACGGTATAGAACGTGATGTCCGTGTCGAGGCGTACTATATCACCGTACTTTATGTCCTGCGGTCCTATGTATCCCTGGACTACATCACTATTGTTTACGAAAGTCCCGTACCCTTTGAGGTCATTCCCTATGAGAGAGGCCTGTACGATGTACTCGGCATTGATGCCGATCTCGCCAGTCTTCAACACCGGGTCATCATAAGGGGGGTTGACCAGCACCGTACGGGTCTCTTTAGCATTCTTCGCATTGATACGGGATCCACGCACGACAGTGTCGTCCATGGGCAACGATTTTAACTTAAAAACTTCAGAACCCATTTACACACTTCCTTAGCTAATTTTCGAGAAAACTGCCGGTATGCTGGATGTAGCCACAGGTCCCGCAGGAGCTACCGGAGCGATGGCCCCAGTAGCTGTCAATGTTATCTTCGCTGAGTTCTTTATATGACTCACGAATCCGCTCGCTAAACTATTCACTATATCTCTAATGTTTCTACCTCTCATGAACTTTGACATCTCTTGTCCATATAGTATGTTGGCCATGATCTTATCTGACGCTTTAGAGAAAGAACCCGTACCAACTCCTACAGCCAGGCCTGCTGTAGTACCTGATAACATAAGGCTAGCCATAGATATTGCGATACCCGTAGCGGCAGCACTACATATGTCCGGCATGTTTCTACCAGTCAGCTTATTCTTCTTAGCCTGAGCATTCATCAAAGAACTCATAGCATTAGGTATCACTCCCAGGGTCACTATACTCATCAGATTACCCACAGGACCTACCGTACCAGACATAGAGCAAGATACCAGATTAGGAGTAGTCAAAAACATATACACAGCCATACCAATACCGTTGGCTATATCTCTATTGTTTTTACCAGTCAAACGCTTGGCGTTGAACTGAGCCAGTATGTTGTTCGAGATCATCCCAGAGGATAGTGGCATACTTACACTCTCACGCTAATGCTGTCGAGGTACCTGCATGGTACGCCCCGGTAGTATAGTCTTTATGCGTTTTAGATGTTATTACTTTTCCAGGCGATCCTTTTTTACCCTGTAGCTTCAGCACACCCCCAGCGACCACTACATTAGCCGCTTTTTTTGTTTTCATGTCTATATTCAAAGAGGCCTTGAACCCCATGGCTCCCGTTTTGGTCTGTAGCGCTATCTGACCCGATTTAGTACTCGACTTGAAATTACCTACCCCAGATATCTTAGACTCTACGCTACCTGTCTTTATCTTTATAATCCTGCTACCGAGCTTTACGGTTTCTTGTACACTACCCATGTTAATCTTGAGTGATTTTCCACCGAGCTTCTTGACCTCTTCCTTTATATCCCCCTGTAGAGCAGTCACTGTCAGCTCAGAGCTACCCTGAGTTACCGTGGTTTTACGGTTACCAAACGTCTCCTGCTTTTCTTTAGTCACTTTTTCCGTGAACGCATCCCCTACAGACACATTCCTGGTAGACATGAAGTGTGTGGTGCTATCCTGCTTTACAACCTCTTTGCGCGACCCGTTTATAGTAAAGTAGTCATTGCCGCTGATTATAGTCTCCCTGGTACCATAAACCTCATGTCGTTCCTTACCGCCTACTTTCTCCACCTTCAAATAGCTATTAGGATCCTCCACCACCTTCGTAGGATCTTTGTAGTCCATGATAGCTGGGGTAGTACCGCTGTTCCCATACATGTAGAACACAGTACTACTCGTACGGACGTCCATGCTACGACTGGCGTATGGATTACCTTCTCTGTCATTGTGAGCCCCTATCTCCCATACCACTCCGCCCGTAGCTTTCATATCCCACGATGTATCATACCGGGACTCACGACCCCACACTTCCTTCTTGCTGCCCCTGGCGAGGATAGACATCGATCGCCCACCACCCAGGCCTCCTGTAGCAGAGGGCATGTATTGATAGCAGTGACCCTCTTTATCGAACCCAAAAAACGCACCGGACTCCGGGTTAGCCCTGTCTGGCTTGAACCAGGATATAGCCACACCCAGAGTATCTATGTCTTTCTCTGCTACAGACTCGAGCAAGAACTCACCTATCTTATCGTCCAGATCATTGAACAGGATAGGACGGAGTATCTTTCCATAGGACAGTAGGTTTGGGTTGTTGCCTACCATGTTACCCATAGAGAAAATGCCTATAGGAGATCTGCCAGTCCTGTTCGCGTCTCCATTCATGTCATTCTCAGGAGGCTGAGAGTAGCCTTTATCGTCTACTTCCAGTAGGTACTCCGTGTAGTACGGGTCTATGTTCGGGTTAGGACCTCCTGGGCGCAGCACATACTCAAACATCCCGCGGGGTAGGGACTCCTTAAAAATGTTCGGGTTGTCTTCGAGGAAAGCCGTGTTTATGGAGTTCCTCTTTATGATACCGGAATTAAGCCATATACCGCTACCGAATATGCTGTTGTTACACGCTGTAGAGATGATAGAGTTGTTGTCACTGCGCAGTTGAAAAATGTTACCATGACTATCATCCAGGCGAGCTTTCTCTCCCAGGAAGAACTCCACGCCACCAGCGGACCCTAAAGCCAGCTCACCTTTGAGCAACTTTCTCACCCTAAACATAAACTCATTTTGCTCTATAGATTTTATGTTGTCCGGGAGTAGTTTTACGTTTCTATTCTCCAGGCCATGCGTATAGTTCGGGAGATACGTGAGAGGGTAAAACTCACCATCCTGCTGACCAAACAGTATCAAAGACCCTATCTCAGGCATACCGAGTATAAAACTCGAAGTGCCTGCAAACGGCTGCGCTATAGTGATGTTCTGCCTGGATCCAAAAGCTCCTCTAAAATCCACGGTCATGCACAATTTTTCAACGTCTACGTTCTTCACCTCACCCACGACAAACGTAGTACTGAGAGGCCGCTGACTCTGTGTAGGACGCTCCCCGGCAGCTATCTGTCTACCTGGCAGCAGCACACGTTTTCCACCTTTATCCCACGCCATTGTATAGCTCCTACTGCGTTATCCGCTGTATAGTAGTACCGTTCACATTACCGCGGGCCATGGTAACAGATGGCATAATAGGATTTAGAGCAAGATTTAGGTCAACTGTCGCACTGTTATCTGGTACTGGTACTATTTCTCTATCACTGTCTTGAGGTGCACGAGATCCGTCGGTATTGACCCCTTCTGTGCTGGTACTCCCTGGCACACTATTACTCTCCTCGTTGCTCTGACCTGTTTGTACCACCTCTGTGGTACCTTTTATGTTCAGGACAGTCTTGGTAGTAGCCGAGTCTACCTGTGTTTTATTCGTAGAATCGTACGATGTACCGCCATTTTTCATCAGCACTAAATTAGCCCCAAAAGGAAAAGCACCTATATGCCTATACCCATTCTTGTCCGTGTACGGCACTGTACTATCTGTTATCATCAACAGCTCATTGGAAACTATCGCATCAGCACTATCAGGATTTTTTACTGACTCATCGTACGGCTTAATAACTGCCTTTGATATAGACCAATACCCAGAGATATCAGGACCAGCATACTGACGATTCTTCCTCTTTAAATTTTGCTCTTTCTGCTCTTTGATATACGCTTCTAAATTCTTCTGATAATCCGGGCTGCTTTTGTCTAATTTAGGATTAGTCTTGGCAGCATCTGTAGACTTTATGTTTTCCTCAGTCAGGGCTTTGTTGTCCGCCACGAATAGAGCTATATCATCTTTCCGCTCTCTCATCACGCATGCATCCAGCACGTCTCCTTTTTCAGTACCAAATCCATACAGCCCTGACGTCCCGTCTTCAAAAATCCTCTCTCTTTTATACTGGAGAGATAGATCAGTGGTAGCGGATGAACCGTACGCATACGAATGTGATATCCCTGTCACATAGTAGAAAGTGTCTATGTGCGGCATATAAACAGGGTACCCCATTCTAATCTCAGGCCTCAAAGGGATACTCACACTGCCTGTATACGCCTGTCCATTTCTACGGGTCATCTCAGCTACTGCTATCATTTTAAGCTGGCTAGCATTCATCCCGAAGGATACGTTTATCTGCTCAGATCTGATACCGTATTTCTTTATGGATTCAAAATCTGCATGCAATCCTACTGCTTCCATACCCAACGACTGCCACAAAGGACCCGTTACCACCAGGTAGTTCACAATAGAGTTAGAGTCAAAATTTGCGTTTAAATTTATGATGTCCTCTGGGCCTACTGTGTAATAGGCTACGCCGCCTGTGGCTACGTCTAAATTATACAGGGGTGGTTTGAATACAAAAGAGCCGTTAGTATCTACAAAGAACTCCATGTTGGTTTTTTCGCATATAGCATTAACGATCTCCAGCTTGGACAGAATAGTAGGCTGTGCGCCGTCTCCATAGTTGTCGAACAGACCGTATGGCTGTACCCTAGCCAGCATACCAAAATCAAGATCTAATTTTGCCTGTCTACTCGTCTGAGAGCTGATATCAATACCGGTCTTGCTAAGAAAAGCCCTTACCAAATCTGTTGCTACATCCCAGGATATAGGACCTCTCATACCATACAACTCTAAAGGTATGTTTCTCATGCTCGCGGCGATCTCTTCTGGAGTACCTTGTGTCCTGGTATTAAAACCAAAGCGAGTGTTCCAATAGTCTATAACTTTCTGCGAAAACGGTCCCCAGGTCTCTTTCAATAGCTCTACGTCCTTGGGCGGTTGGTAGATATTAGAAAACTGAGGGTATACCATATCCAAACGCCTTTTTATACCACCTTCATACTTATCATCCTGCATAAAAAAGGTGTCCGTGAACATCGACAGCACTATCTCCCATGGCGACATATTCTGAAATGCGCTAGGGAACCTGTTCATGGTAGCGCCACCAAAGAAAGTCGTAATCACACTGGACTGCATAGTAATCTTTTGGTGCCTCCACCAGCACAAAAGATCCTCACAGGTGATTGAGAATGTGCTAGCTCCTGACGAGTAGTTCTCCTGTACCCCTATTATCATGCCCCAAAACACAGGGTAGTACATAGGGGCCCACTGGTTTCCATCCTCTACGTACCGTCCTTTCATGTATATCTTTATCTCCATCATAGGAGTAAAGATCGGAGTACGCGTACCATTAGGGTGTGTTATGTAGTAGTCGGTGTGCAAACCTTTATATTGTGGAGCCACGACCTCTATGGTAGCACGAGACGCTCCGGCAGGGATAATAGCACAGGACACATTTATACTTGTTATACCTCCACGTACATCAGTGATCTTAGACCCGGAGGTCTCCATAGGAGACACCACTTTGGTGCTTATGGCATCATTGATAGTAATAAAAGCGTCAGGTGCCAGTTTCAGCACATTACGCCTATAGTTAAATTCTCTTACAGAGAATATTCCTGAAAGTGTCTCTGCCATTTATAGACTGCCTTTTTATTCAGACGCGTTAGTCTTTTTACCATGTTTGTAATCGACATTCAGATAGTCGGAATACTCCGTGGTAACAAGCTCAGCTTTCGCAAGCTCATTTAATTTTCTAAAACCCTCGTTCATCATTGGCGAAGCATCTATCATGTTGTTAAAATCAATGTTTTTACCGTTTAATGACGTACTAACTGCCAGGTCTACATGTGGCGGATACTTTCCACCGTCTGTACCCTCTTTCCCCAGCACAGCACCTACAGGTACTGTTTTACCCCTACTCAAATCACCCATACTATCTGGATCCAAATGATAGTAACGGGTATAGATAGTCTGACCACTTTGATCCTTACTCTCTACCACCACAAAATTAGGACCTCCTGGAGACGGCCCTCCGACACTCACTATCGTACCCTCAGTAAAAGATCGCACCATCCCACTAGCTGTTCGATAATCCACTTTACCATCGTGAGACTCTCCATCTTTCCACCCTCGTGTAACTCTTATAGAGTTATCAGGCACCTTAGCCAGGCTCTCTCTACCTTCTAAAGTATCCCAGTAACCGGGCGCAGTTCTTTTTCCGTAGAAAGATTGCTCGTTCTGTTCTTCTTTTTCACTATACGAGTGCGCTACCACGTCAGGTATAGGCTCTAATATAAAGTACGTATTCAACTCGTCCACATCCATCAATACCGATTTACTAAAATCGGTATTTTTACCCTGCCTACCTATGATTATCTTATCGCTCTTCTCGTTACCACCACGTTTTATGTGACCATCAATAGTGTTAGGGTCACTACCAAACATAGACACAGAGAACTCGAAATTGTACTCCATTCTATACGGATTCGCAGCAGCATCAGTCAGCGTAAACGACAAGAAATTACCCAGGTACTCAGACCCGTCATAGGATATACGTATGATATCCATGACATTAATGACTCTACTGGTACCGTCATTGAAATACGTAGGGTTTTGCTTACCATCCATGTAGTAGTTAGCGTTGTTCTTGAACAAGGCCACCACAGACAGCAAATTCAAAAAAGCTACGCTGTTTCTCCTGTAGAAGTTAGATATCCCTCCGCTCTGATCCCCGAATACAAAATAGAAACCAGCAGACAGCCCAGAAGCAGAAATAGTGGCCTGCTGATTACCCCATAAAGTGTTTATCCATCCAAAACGAGTGTTGGCGCTGTTGACCACTTGATTCTGACTTATGTTAAGATCCCTGGGGTTTATCATCATCACCAGGGATACCACATCTTCATGCAGCACTGTATCGTATATAGATATACTAAAGGGCTTGTAGTCCTTAGGCACATTGGCCGCGGACACCCAATTAGAGAAGGCAGTCAATCCCGCTTTATTTCTAAAGTGAAGATCTCCACCCTCTCTGCCCATCAAAACAGACAGAGTGTCAACAGTGCTACCGCTGTCTATCTTGGCCATGTCTTATCACCCAGGATGTATTTGGTACGCTCTGACTTAAACAAAGCGTTATACGTCATTCTAAAAGGATTTGCTGAGTCTTCTATAATATCAAAAGTTTCGAAATATCCTACGAACGACACGTAGTCAAAAGTTAAACGTATGTACAATCTCTCTCGAACCAGCCCAGCTCTAGGGTGGTCCCCTTTAAAATCAGGGTACTTCGTCAAAAACGCCAGGTTTTTATCACGAGCATCATAGTCACTCAGGAGTACAGGTACTCCAGGAGCTACACTACTCGATTCCACTTCAGTGCCCTGAATATCACTTGAGAAAGCCACATCGTTCTGGGGTAGATAGGTATTACTATCCTGATAGATACACCCATTCATTCTATAAAACTTTACCAGATTCTTTAGCATCTGATAGGACGCCGTATCTCTTCTACCAGCCACGGTCAGCCCGCTGTAATCGGGCCCATAGGACATAAAAGAAAAAGTGCTACCAGAGAAGCTCACAGAATCCATTTCATCTCCCCAGTGCTCTTCTACCCACCGGGTAATAGTATTGTATTTGTTTATTATCTTAGCAGAGCTTACTGTTAGATTATCTGGATTCGGTGCCATCTTCAGGGCCTGTATGACAGTACCGTCCGGTAGCTGTATACCACATGGCTGCATATTAGCATCCAGCATCTCTATGTAAAAAGGATTCTCTTCCGGCAGCCTACGTATTGGTGGTCTCAGTTCCAAAAACCTACCCATGTCCGCCGCATTATCCAACACTTTATCAATCACATCCTGATCACCTCTTGGTACTTTTACCCCAGGGGATATAGAGGAAGGACGATCCTGCATATCGACCACAGTCATTTGAGAGGCAGGAGCCGCAGGGGTCGAAGCTATGGGAGCTACAGGAGTCGGCACAGGAGCAGGCGTAGCCGCTACAGCGGACACTGTAGACGTGGATGCCTGATAAGGTATGTAGACAGGGGACGCTGGGATAACAGACAAAGCTACAAAAGTAGTACTAGCAGGAGCAGGCTCAACTCGGCCTGTTAGTTGAGCATCACTGAGTGGTGTCGGCTGAAAGTAACTAGCAGCTTGAGCTGTAGCCGTCTCTTCAGCACTTACGTTACCTATCGTAGCCATCACGACCTCTTCTGTCGATCATTATACTCACGAGCAACCAACTGCTGTAGTGCCGGTCCTGCCTCTTTCAAGAAGCTCTCCGTATTTACCACACCGTTTATGTTACCTATACTGAGACTCAAAGACACTACAGTACCCGCCTGACCACCACCTCCAGACAGCAATCTATTAGCGAACTGACCCATACCGGCAGTTATCATCTTAGCGCCATCACTCTTATTAGCTAGTATGTCACCCTCTGTACCATACAACAATCCACTTTTAGTAATTTGAGCATCTTTTGCTGTAGGAATGTTACTACTCGGGGTGTACGTAGGCTGAGACGACCCCGTAGGGTTGTTGATTGCGTATGCTATACGCTTAAGCGCGTCCTCCGTTTCCGACAACTCCTCCTTGGCACTCAAAAGGTCGGACCCTGATAAAGATCCCTCGGATATGCTAGTTTCCAGCTCACTTTTTCTATTACTCAACTTAGTCTGCTCGGAAAACATGCCCTGTGCTGCCTCTCCACCTGCGAGAACAGCTTCAATAGCTAAGTCGGTTCTCTCTTTAGATAAACCATCCTTTATGCTATTCAACGAGCTTATTTGACCTTTTATTTGCTCCATTTGACTCTTCATTACAGGACTTGGATTTTTCTCATACTTGGTTTCTAAATCAAAGAGCTTTTTCTGCAACAGAACAGTCTTGATAGTAGCATCAGCAATCTGATCAAAAGATCCGCCCTTCGCTTTAAAATCATCATCCTGCACATACGAATCTTTTTTACCTGTCATCCACTTCTGAAGAAGCCCTAAAATTCCGCCCACTTTTTGAGCCGTAACCATAGCTGCCGAATTTGCCATATCCTGAAGCTTACCGCCACCGGCCATGGCAGCCATGTATTTCATGTTCTCTTTGCCTATACCAAGAAAGTCCTCAAAAGATGTGGTGTTCTTAACAATCTCATCGAGACGGTTTGCCTGGTCTTGGGCTCCACTTTTCATACTAACACCGGTCTTCATAAACAATTCAGAGACATCTTTTCTGTTTTGCTCATTATTCAGATCAAGACCAGAAATAGCTTTGTCCAGAAGATATGCATTGCTCTTAAACTGGCCTATGAAGTCCTCAACGCTCATACCTAATTTATTGCCAGACTTAACAAAATCAGTGAGATTTGACCTTAACGCATCCTCGTCTATGACCTCTCCTTTAGCCACACTATCCATGACTCCGCTCATAATACCCTTCAACGCTTCCCTGCTATCCTCCGGAATCTTCTCAAACTTATCGCCAATAAACTCTGCTGACTTTTTTGCATCTGCTAATACGACCCTACCCGTCTCCAAAAGCTTCGTAAGAGCTTCCGCTGGCATCTGAGCAGTCGTAGCAAGAATATTTGCTTTAGCTAACAAATTCTCGGTGTCAAAAATATCTGACACTCCTGCACTCTTTAGGTTGGATATCAAATAGTCTACGGTCTTATCCGTCATATAATTCAAACCTGTAGCCAAAGCCTGTGTGTCTCCTTTAGCATACGCCTTCAGGTTTATACGAACTCTCCTTTTAGCAGCTTTCTCCTCCTCCAAAGCGCTCGCCTCTTTAAGCTTCTTTTCCTTAGTGTCTGCATCTACTGCTATCCTGGCAGACTCTTTTGCCGCTGCTATACGCTCTGTGAGTACATCCTCTTCTTTTGCTATCTGCTCAGCTCTATCATTCATATCAGATCGTACTTTTTTATCACCTACCATCTGTATAAAGCCCATCTTCTTCTGTGTATCCATACCGCTAAATACACTCATCAAATCCTGTGCCTCTTTAGCAGCGTCCTTAAACGGCATGGCACCTTTGTCAGCGAATGTACGCAGCATGGCTGACGTACTGTTGAGATAGTTGCCGTAATACCCCAGAGCACTCGTAGCAGCAGAAACTGCCTCATAGAATTTCTGAGACTTTATACCAGCGATAGAAGCGTCATAAGCCATAGCTTCCATAGAGTCACTAACATCATTCAAAGAGGCTCTGAGATCTATCATCTGGTCAGAGATCATGCCACCCATCTCACTCAAATCTACACCAAAATCCTTACTAAGTTTAGTGGCCTCAAGAATGACCTCATTATAGCCCCCGCCTATTCTTTTACCCACACCCTGCAAAGATAGACCACCTGCTGACATAGCCTCAAACAACCCCATGATGTCTTCACTCTTTAAACCGTACTTGAGATTCCTATTCATGTCAAACACGGCATCTGAAAAATTCTTCATGCTGCCCGATACGTCTTTTAACGCTACCGTAGGACCGTACATCTTAACAAAAGATTTGTTGTACTGTTTAACAAACTTGTTCAGGTCATTTACCGCGCTGGCTATCATCTGTACTGCGGACAAGATCAACCCTATCCACCCTATCTTACCTAACATACCCATTGCAGAGCCCAACCCCTGAAACATGCCTGCGGCACCTTTAGCCAAGCCAGCCGTCTCACCCAGGGTAGAGTTTAATGTCTTGAGCTTACCGAGAGAGTCCTGAATACCCTTGGCAGCCTCCAACCTACCTTTGAAACCTTTAGCTGAGGCAAAAGACTGAACACTACCAGCTAGGTCTTTACCTACAGCAAACTTCTCTTTCTTACCAAATTCAAGAGCCTCACCTTTTTGTCTCGTAGCCTCTTCTTTAGAAATAAACTTCCCACTGATTCTTGGCTTACCTCTGCTATCTACCTTGAATCTAGGAGCGTTTTCTTTGACATACTCTCGATACCTCTCTTGGGCATCCTCTCGAGGAGTAGCTTTACCACGTAGACCGGCTCTTGTCTCTGCTACATTCGACTCTCCTCTTATCTCCTTCTTTCTGTTCTTAGCTTGAGCTTCTGTTATCTTACCAGCTTTCTGAAGGGCATCTACGCACTCCTCCTGTAGCTTAAGCCTATGCTCCAAAGCATCGTTATACTCCTCGGCATTCTTTATAAAATAAACGTCAGTAGCCTCATACTTTTGCTGAACATCTGATAATATCCTGTTACCCTTAATTTCCTTCTTGAGCTGATCTTTTTGGAAAATAATGAACTTCTTAAATGCTGCATTTCTTCTATTATGCGCTTCCTCTAACTTAACTATCTTTTGCTCAGAAGACCTTATATTACTCTTGGCTACAGCTATCTTTTTATCTGTAGCTCCAACCCTCTGCATTACCCTTAATGTGGTCTTCTGTAATATGAGATCATCTTTTTGAACTTTTATTTTACTCTCTAAATCAGTAAGTACCTTACTGGTTCTATGTTGCTCATCCTCTACAGATTTCCTTATTTTATCTCTCGTCTTTTCTGTCTTACGATTTATACTGTCAATAGTTTTCAAAATAGCAGCACTCTTGGCGTGTGCTCTATTACCACGCAGAATAGCATCAGTAGTGTTATCAGTAGCCTTAAGAATCATACCCTGTAAAGTTAACAGGGCCTTCTTGGCTTCTAATTCTTTGTTAGGATCTTGCACAGCAGCCATAAACTTACTCCTCAGAGCGTATAATCGTAGAGCTTATCTTCCTGATATACCGTTCTTTTTCTCCTTGCTCATCCGGAACCACCATAGGTGTGCTCACAGACACCGAAGACTTCCTCTGAGCCATTATCTTATTGAGTTCTGATGTGGATATAGGTCTTGAACCTTCTACCTTACTGAGATCCATATCCTGGACCTTGGCCCTGAACTCTTGCTGTCGAGCCTCTGCCTGATTTTTAGCCCTCTCAGCCAAATCTCTCTGCTGCTTTATCCATGCTTCTATGAATAGATCATGCTTGTCCTTCTTGCCTGACATCTGACGGTATAACTCTCGTACCAAATCCTCACGACTCTTTATAGGTGCCGTCCACACCGCTTCCTTCTTCTGCTCTTCCACTCTCTTTCTATCATACCCGTATTTAGCGATATCCTCCCTAAGTTCCTCTAACTCTTTTTTGTGAAAATCGTAGTTCCTTGATAGGACCTTAGTGCCTTTAGGATTCATTGAGGAGGCTACTAACAACGCAAAATTAAAATCCCTACCATACGCCTCCTCATCATCTAATCTCTTGTTTATTATCGTCCAGTTCTCCTGAGCCGAATTCATACCCACACTATCCAACCCAGGTATACCAAGAAAACCGCTGCGATTATTCACATCAAATACTCTCCAAAGATATCGAGATCGATCTGTGTAGCAAAATCCCTCCAGAAACTTTATTGCTGCCAAATATTCTTCATTTAGCTTTTTTATAGCATCCCGCACTCTAACTATGAACGGTACTGGCATGCTCCTAAAGATACAGACCAAATCATGTATGCTCCGGAACCTATCCTCAAGAAAATTTCTACTATTAATAAAAACCGTGCAAAAAGCCAGGTGATACAAAACCTCAGAGCTAAGATTATCTGTACTACGATATAAACCTAAATTTAAATACTCTTTATCTGTTATGTTTTTAAACAAAAAGTGGTTGTCTCCATAGGAAACCCCCACTGTTACGAACCCGTACAGCAATATCTTCTCTATGCTGTCATATGCCTGTTGAACATTGAGGCCCATTAAACTTTCTCTGCGTCATCTACTGGTTTAGGAATTTCTACAAAATTAATAGGTGCTTCTTCTGTAGCTTGCGCACTATCCTCAGACTTAGGCTCTTCTGAATCGCTCTTCTCCTCTGTCTTGCTTTTTCTCTCTGCGTCTCTCTGCTCCGGTGTCTTAAACCAGTCATACTTCAACTCTTTGTCTAGCATACCTTCATACTCTTCTTTGATATCTATATAAGCATCAAACAGCTGCTCAACTATCTTAACAGGTAGCTTGGATAGGACCCCTTTAACGTAGAGAGATCCCTGAATTTTTTCTATCTTACTACCGTTTTTAATCTCAACCACCTCAGGAACTACCTCTCCATCTATACTCCGGATAGCATGAGATAGCGTATACCTACGGGTCTCGTTGTAGTACGCCAGAGGATCTGCATCTCCTTGTGGGAAAGACTCTGACTTTAACTCCTGGTCAAAAGAGAGTATGCTTAACTCGAACTTGATACCCGAAATTTCCACGACCTTGCTGAAACTGAACTTTTTCTGGATAGCCTGAAAAACATCAGTCAGACCCATGAGGGACTCCTAACGAATATGGTTTGAGATATAAAAAAAATACCGAGAAAACAATACTATCGCGGGGAGATACAAAGGGGATTTGAAGAGGCTATATAGTATAACCATCTTATTTTATGTCATGTATAGAAATATAGAATATAATATGTTATTTATATCTGAAAATCCCGGGGATATCCCCCGTCAAACTCTACCTACTACTGTAACGTAAGACCAGCGCCCGCCGGTGTCTCTCCCTGACGTCCTTGTACGTTAGGATTGAAACCAGAGTTCACCATCTTAGACCGAGCGCCAACATTGAACAGCTTATCATTACTGAACCCAAGGGTGTCTGAGTAAGATGTCTGAGTGTCACCAATGATATCTGTAACATTCACTGTCACCGACTCCTGTACCAGAGCAGCATCAGCAGCGTATGACACGCTATAGTCAGATATCCAGCATCCCTGGAAATAGGTCAGGATAGCCTGAGCTCCTGCCAGAGTACTGAGATTACCACTGACTTCATTCGCCTGTGCAGTAACATCATCCAGATTGCTCAGAATAAGCTCCTGCACAATATCAAAAGGCCACTTGTGATGACGAAGAGATCTCACCAACCCATCAACGCCACCCTTGTACCCAAACACCTGGTAAATCATGGACAGATACTGTGCCGTACGCGTAACTGCCAGCGTCATAGGCTCAGTAACGCCAGGTACCAGCTCAGCGACATGGTCACCAAAACCAATGCCACGCACAGGCTCGATAGTCCGTGTCTCACTGGGGTCAAAAGTAGCGACAACACCAATCTGAAAAAGTTGGCTACCACCATCAGCAGGCGTAGCATAAATTCTGTTCTTAGAACTTATTACAGACGCCGTCTCTGGAGTGATACCCATACGATGTACGTATGTATCTCTATCTCTTCCTGCCATAAATCAACTCCTTCTGATTACAGAATTCTTATGCAAAAAGCTGGCTCAATTTATCCTGCTCAGCAGCGTCCAATGTGATCTCATCCATAGCATCACCGAGCTCAAAACTGTCTTCGAGAGTAGCGTCTTTCTCTTCTGTAACAGGAGCTACTGTTGCGTCCTTAGCCTTCTTCATATCTTTAACAGCTTCTGCGGTCTCTTCTGCTTTCTTCTTAGCAGCAGCCTCTTCCTTTTCCTTCTTAGCCTTAGCTGCTGCAGACTCTGCTGCCGCGGCTGCTTCTTTGCTCTCTTCTTCTTTCTTAGCCTTATCATCACAAGCCACGGGCTCTTCCGAAGCTTCCTTGTTCACCTTACCATGAGACTTCTCGACGATACCAGAATCAAGTGACTTGCTCTGATCCGGTGTCTGTTCTTTCTTCAGCGTAGGAGCTTTTTCACCGTCATGTGAGCCATCAGGAACCTGACCCTTGTCCAGGTGACGCTTAGTGTCACAGCAGATCGACTTGTCCATACCTACCACGTCACGGACCAGATTGTTCTGTACAGCCTCAGATGCTTCCTTGCTCCAAAACATACCAGTGTTCTCTTCTGATGCCATTTTGACAGGAGCTACCGCAGGAGCAGGGGCTGGGATATGCGCAGGACTCGTTACACCCATAAGCTCACTAATAGGAGTTAGCTTGAACTCAGGATATTTACGAACAAGAGCAAGAGCATCCTCAATAGTAGCATTTGGATTACTCTTGATCGTTTTCAAAGCTATCTGAGGATCAGCCAAAGGTGTCGTACCTGTGCTAGGTGTAGTCCTCATACTTTGACTCATACCAGGTAGATTCTGACCACGCTGATATGCAGCATCTATCTCCGCAGCAGCCTCGGCTGTGAAATCCGGACTCAGGATAGTCGCGAACTTCTCATCCTCGACCTTGGTCAATACCTCTGCCATCGCCTTCAGGTCTCTGTGGTACGGCGTAGTACTCGCAAACACCTTCGACAGACCCTCCAACCTCTTTGCTAATGCTATGCGATCCATAATGCGATCTCCTTAAAAAGTAGTGGTTTAGTTCCGGTTTGTTACAGACTCTGTCTCAGGTTAAGGGTAACCATAATCCAGTTCAAAGGGAACACTGGGCTATAGTATGCTTCCACATCCACCGTGCTCGGATCACTCGTATTCTGAGACACACGGATACCCGTAAAGTCCACAATAATCTCATTCTGCTTCAACTGTTTGAAGTATGAACCTACGGTATCTCTGATCTGTGTCTGCATCTTCGGCAGATTCTTCACACCAATGTACTGCTGGAGAGCACTCCGGATCCCCTGCTGGATCGAATGCTTCACCTCAACAATACGAGGGTCACGAGTAAGCGACGTGGACATATCCGTGGTCAGATACATAAGAATCCTGATGACTGGAGTCTGCTCCTCAAGAACCGTACAACCAGAATTCGCCACCAACGAAGCCGTAACATTGTCCAATCTCCGGTACAAACGCTTGAAACCAGAAACTGTAGCGTTCGTAAGAGGAGTGGCAATGTCATTCACCGGCGATATATCACGACCCGCTACCGCGGCTGCAATCAAAGAACCATCTACGATGTACTCAACCTCATTACCGTAGGCATCCACGATGCCTATAACAGCACCGTCAGGGTACACAGCAGTAATCTTCTCAGAAGACAGATTTTTGCACTGCTGGATCACCGCATCAGACGTGGTACCCACTGGGAAGCCTACTGCACTGGTACGCTCGTTCCTGTAACGGATACTCGACTGAATCGCATTCGAAGTCTTCAGGTAACTCAGTACCTGAGGGTCTGTCGAGAGCGGCTGTATCATTGAAGGACGAAGACCGTTCGGCATAGGCTCGTTGAACGCATCGATACCATCAATGTAATCCTGTACACTCGCATCCGTACCACCAGACACTCTCTGGATCTGCTTCATGGCCACTGCCCTGGCTCCGTTGATGAACGCCAGGTTGGCGGCGATAGTGAGCTTGTTGTTGATATCGATCGGACCAAAGTACTTGACCACATCACGCATGCTCGTGAGGAACCGAGTCGTGTAGTCTGTCTTAGCCTTATCGAACGTGACATAGTACATGTCACCTATATTGGGCTCATTACCACTCTTGTTGTACGTAGCGATAGTCGCCGTGTTACCTGGATCACTACCCACTGTCGTAGAGATCGTCAGGTTAATACCCGGGATGACTCGAACGATGTTTGTGTCTGCAGTGATGTA